GGTGAAGTCCGTAGGCTTCCATCCGTACTTCTTGATGAAGCGATCAGCGATCTGCTCACGGGAACCGGGATTGAATGGAACTTCCTTGGTTTTGTTGCTCCCAGCCTGAATAAGCTCTAAGCAGGATTTGATGGTCTTGCCGTAGTGCTTTGCATAGTGACGAGCGGCGGTAGCGGCTGAAGCCTTGGTGTTATAGGTTTCTCCCATGAATACGAAGGTTGTGGATTTCATCTGCTCCTGCTCAGGCTCAAACACTCGTTGAAGCTCACCCTCGATCTCAACACGCCGCTTGGCTAGGGTGGCGTAGAAGTTACGAGCCTTGTCCAGATCAAACAGAACACCGTGCTTCTCCTGCTGAGTGATGATCTTATGGAACTGCTGTTCAAGTTCGATGGACTGAGAAGTGAATCCATCCTTGGATAGCTTCTCATATAACTTCTTGGTGACAACGACATCGTTCTCACAATAGCTCTCCATCTCCCGGCTCCATGTCGAGAAGTCGTTGTTCTTCTTGAAGTCACCCTTCAGGCAACCAAGACGCTGACCCCAAGACTCTAGGCTATGCCGTCCAATGAGTTGCTTAGGGAAGCCCTTGTTCATTAGTTGGAAGTCACGTTCCTTGATGTCGGGATAGACCAGACGGGCAAGGATCAAGGTGTCGATTAGTGCAGGAGCGTTAAAATAAGGGAACAGTTTCTTTAACACTACAACGTCGAAACCTTGAATGTTGTGACCGATTAGGGTCGTAGCATCCATAAGGTATCGAACACCTCGCTCAATATCCCCTTCCCTTTGGCTGGAGAAGGTAATCGCCTCCCCGTTAGAGAGGTTGTGGGTACAGATACAATGAATCTTGGTTGTCTCTTCGATCAACCCGTCTGATTCAAGGTCAAAGATTATTGTCATCGTAGAACGGGAAGTTGAGTTGTTCGTGGGTTTCTTCTTCACGCATACGGATTCTCTTTTTACGAAACTCCTTGTTACGTTTGTTATCCTGCTTCTTGGGTTTCAACTCGTTGATAAAATCAAACTCTAGTTGCTTCCAGTTCTTATTATTTTTGTTTTTCATGGTGGTTAGAAGTCACTTTCGACTTCTTCCTCAGTTGTTGTGTTGTTGTTTTCGTCCTCCGTGAAAGCGTGTTCACGAAGTCTTCCTTCATCGGGGTTGTATTGCAAGGCTACGGCAAGCCCGGTCTCACCTGAGAATCGGTTCTTGAGTACCCTCACCCTGCAAATGTTCTTGTTCTCTGCGTCCTGCTGATTGCGTTCCAGCCCTAGAACCATGTCTGAAAGCTGTGCGATACCAGCCGAACCACGAAGCTGACTAAGGGATGTAGCGGCTCCCTCTTCATGTCCTCTGCCATCTGGACGTTTGAGGTGGGAGACAAGGATCATTCCGACCTTCAACTCCTCTACCAGCGACCTGAGCTTGGTCATGGTGGAGTCAATCATCCTTCTCTCGTCACCCTCACCAAAGGCAGAGACAACGATCGAAAGGTGGTCGAGGATGATCCATCCACAGTTGCACCCACGGGCCATATATCGGATACGGTTGAGGAGGTTTTCGCTCTCCATCGAACCGAAGTGGTCGTAGGTGAAGAAGCGTCCTGATCCGATTACCTCGTCAAAGGCTTGCTTCAGTTCACCATCACTTACTGATTTGATGTCAAGGTGAAGAGGTTTGTTTAGATGGATGCCTACCATCCCAAGAACGGTACGCCTCACAGATTCCTCAAGAGCAATATAGCCAACGGTTTGTCCAGACTGCACAAGCCAATGAGCAATCTCTCTGCATAGCTGTGACTTTCCAATACCTGACCCTGCTGTGACTGTAACGAGTTCTCCCCGGCGTAGACCGTGAGTCATGTCGTTAAGACCTACGAACGGGTAAGGGATCGACTCGACATTCTCGCAATTAACGAGGCTGTCCCACATCTCCTCAGCCCCAACGATTCCATCTGGTCGGAAGCTCTTGGCTCTCCAGATAGAGTCGATGACCTCAGTTCCACGATTGGACTGAAGCATCTCGTTGGCATCCTTGAGAGGTAGGTTTGCGATCTTTGCCTTGTTCGGGGTGAGAAGCTGGGCACATTCCTTAGCGGCTTTGCGTCCCGGCTCATCGTTATCGAACATGAAGATGACCGATTCAAACCTTTCAAGGTATTCGATATTGTTACGAACAGCCTTGGTAGCTGACTGAGCCCCATTAGGTAGGGACACAACGGGCCACTTGTGGTGTTGAAGCTGTGAGACGGAGATAGCGTCAATCTCCCCCTCAGTTACTACAAGCATCTTTCCTCCGTCTTTCCAGAGGTTCATGCCGTAGAGCCCCATCTTGGTAGCATCTCCCCGGATCAAGAACTCCTTGTTCGGGAACCTGAGTTTCTGTGCAACCAACTCGTTTTGAAGGTTGAAGTAATTGGCGATCTGGACAGGCTGTTCATTGTATAGCCCGACCTGATAGCCCCATGTTGCACAGGACTCTTCAGTTAGTTGACGCTTGGGAAGAGCCTTAATCTCCCCTCGCACCATTTCAGTAATCATTGTTGTTTTAGGTGTGTAAGTTGTTTGACCGTCTCCCTTTTCAAAATAGCCACAACCGAAACAATGCCCATGCCCGTCTGAGTAACGAGCTAGGTTGTCCCGTGAGCCACATTCAGGACAGGGTTCCTTGTGAATATAATGGCTATCGTGTCCAGCTATGGGGGACTGATCCATTAGTCGAGTATAGGAAGCCATGCTTCTTGCACCAATCGGCGTAAGTAGTCTTAGAGGATTTGTGAATCTTATTATTCGCTTGCTGGAAGACTAGACGAAGATCCAAGTCAGGGTGTTGAGCCTTGACTAAGAGTAGCTTTTTTCTGTCCGTTGCACGGAAGTACCCTTTGACTTCCAATACCACACCGTTGCCAAGATCGAAATCAGGAGTGTACTTGCGAATCTCCTCAACCTTGTAGGTATAAGTCCTGTGTTCATATTGGAAGGGTACTCCAGTGAAGGAAAGGTGTTTTGCAACACCCTCCTCCAACTTGGAGCGATACTTAGGAGTCTTAGAACTCTTCGCCACTCGTTACTGAGGGTTCGTCTTCGTTAGCGATGAAGACTTCCTCAGGGAAGCTCTCTCCCCCGGAAACAAAGCCCTCCTCTTCAGCGGAGAAGCCGAAGGCAGAAGCGGAAGCCAGCATGGAAGGAGCAACAAGCTCGATCACCTGAACTGCCTTGAGCCTGAGAGAAGCTCCAAGCCCGATAGCCGGGACATAGTATGGAGCGATCTCGCAAGCGACTTTGACTACTGAGTTAGAGCCAACAAGATCGGTGCAAGGATTACCCTTAGCATCGAAGATAGCGACCTTCTGTTCCCAAGTCTCACCAGAACGAGCCTTAATGACAGCAGAAGACTTGAACTTGAAGACGACATTATCGCCATCAACCTGATACGGAAGGTCAGCGTGTTTCAGCTTGTCCTTTTTGAGAAGAGCTTTCTGCTCCGTCTCGTAGTCAGCGATCACACTCTTGATCTGGTTGGCGAAGCTACGAGCCTCGTCCTTACCGACGATGAGCTTGATGCTATACTCTCCCTCCGGGTTGAACTTGGTAGAGGGTTTATTGATGAAGGGATAGGAAGCCAAGCCCTTCGGGGATACGACACGGTTATATTTGCGGTCTTTCATTTTGGTGTTTTGTTTTTGGGTTGATCCTCACTTGAGGACTAGGACAAGAAGTATTCTGAGCGGAGAATCTCGTCAACATCAAAATCACCGAAGGTTGGAACTGCTGGAAATTGCAGATCCCGGTGCTGTGCGACGAACTGTTGGCGTAGGTTTTCCAACAGATCCCTGCTGAACACTTGCTTGTATTGTTGTCTCACCACGTGCCTCACAAGTGGGATGTCGGAGGCATGGGTGAAAAAGCAGTCGTGGACAATGCCGAAGCTGACTTTGGCAAAGTCCAATTCCCTTGCGACTAGGTGAGCCGCTGAAGCGTCGAGGGAGTGAACGAAGTTGGGAGAGATGGTGCGTTTTGCGGCGGATGGGTCACGCTCATCATTCTCAGGAGCGAGGAGGCGGTAGTCGATCTTCTCCCCGATAGCTGTTTGGACATTGATGCAATCGTGCTTGCGGTATTCGTTGTTGACAGGGAATCCGCTAGGAGAAATCCATCGAGCCACCCTGTCTTCCTTGGCTATGACACGAGCCATGTCTCGCAACCATTTCATCGCTTGTCGGCTCTTTCCAACAAACGGTTCCATGACTTCCAGCAGGACGGGTGTGAGCCACTTGGACATCTCCCGTCTCTCGCTCATGGGGATATGTTTCTGAGCGTCCGGGGAGTTGAACAGGAGCTTGGCAAGGGAAGCGTCGAGCATCCCGACGATCCCATAATGCGTAACGCCATACGGTATGGTCATCACGACTTGTTTGACGAGCTTGCGATCCACCACTCCTGAGTTGAGCAGGGAGTACGCCTTGCTCTCGTTCATAGTGTGGAGCTTGTCGATCAGAGCTTCAGCTACGGCTTGATAGATGTCGCTGACCTGACCTTCACCCGATGAGACATTGGTACGCCTTGCCCCTTCAGGGTCACGCATGAGGAGCGAGAGGATCTGAAGTCCGTTGTTGGTAGCGTCGAGTGAGCATGGGAGTCTGCTAGGCTTGTCTGGATGGGCTATGGCGAACTCCATGCAGAAAGCGAGGAACTGCCAAGGGTCTTCAGCCATCGTCCACCAGTTGAAGGTTATTGGGTCTTCCGCACTCCTCCTGATGTTTTCCATGTTGGCATTGACCCAATCGAGACGTTCAGCGAAGGGCCGCTTGTCCATGCCCCACTTGTTAGCTCCGTGGATTGCCATCCAGTACATCCCGTCATTCCCGATAGGCTTGGCATCGGAGAACTCCAGTAGGGCTCTAGCGGTGTCTCCACCTTGGTAATGGAGCGTTTCGTTGAAGCAATACATACGTCCACGGAAGTCGAGTTGAACCGGGAAATAGATTGCATCGTAATTCTTCACCGTCTCAGCCGTGCATAGGAGCTTGGCTATAGCTAGGCACTTGGCTCGGTTCTGATAGTTGGTGAGGTGAACATGATGAGCTTGACGCTTGTATTCTTTGATCTGCTCGATGTCTTCGGTTTCAACCCGGTTAGGCAAGGGAAGAGTACCGTTGAAGGGAAGTATCTCGTTCACGCTTAAACCTAGACGATGGTATTCCCTCATCACTTCAAGGATGCGTCTATTCACTTTCCAAGGTACTGACTGCATCCCATTCACAGCTTCCATCACCCGTTGCATAGGGTGTTTCTTTAGCTCTACGAGATCAGCTTTGCGTCTAATCTTGACAAGAGGGAAATTGATGTCCGAGTGATACCCCCCTGACCACAGATCAGTCCAAGGTTTCGGCGGTATGACTGTAGGATACCTGACGGGCCTCAAGAACTCAGCGTGAGCATTGTATTTCTGTATCCAATCCTGAGCCGCCGGGGTGACAACAACCATCGTGCGAAGTCTTTTGTCTCCGTAGCTGACATTGATGAAGTCGATGAGTCCGCTAATGTTTCGGAATAGATATAGAAAAGTAATACCTATCTTATGACGCTCTTTAAGATCCCACTCAGGTAAGATCTGTTCTTCGATATACAGCCTACGCAACGAGCGGTACAACTGGTCTTTGTTTTTCTTAGTCTGCTTTAGATACTCCAAAAGGTATTGCTTGTTGTGGTGACTTTCATTCCAAAGTTCTTGCCCGGTCAACTCAAAGTCTATCTGTGATCCTATCTCAACTGAGATGCCTGATACGGTTCGATCATCTTCCATTGCTGAAAAGATTGACCTCATCAAAACAAACACCACCGGGTCGAGGTCTGAATTTAACAGACGTTTTGCGTGTGGAATAAGCGACCCAGCCTTCCTCTGTGCTGTTGCCTGAGCCCACGACTCAATAGCTTCTTTGCACTTGAGGTGAAGCTGTGAAGCCATCTCCTTACCCCAAGGAGAATGGATTCCACCGA